AGGTGCTATCTCTGCACCAGTCGATGTAGATAATTTAGTAAGGAGAATACCTTTACTACAACAAACAGATAATGGGTGGGTTGCTTCGTTTGGAACAGAAGTTTTAAAAATACTAGGAGGTGGTCGTACTTATCAGATTGTCACAAATCTGAACGGAATAGAACAGGTTAGAGTAAGAGGCATTCCACCCGTTTCAACAGATAGTCTAGGTCGTAAGTGGATTAGTTGGACTGATACACCACAAACTACACTAGCTGAGATGAATGTAAAAGATAAGTTTGTGTTTGTTGGTTTTACTGCTAAAGGTATTACCAATCAAGTAGCAACTCCGGTAGGTTTATTAGAGCCTCATAAAATTCAATCTGCGTTATCTGAGAGTATGTTAATGGACACACCTTACATACCTGATTATAGATTGTTTGTGGAACTATTGTTATTATGTGTCTCTGGCTTCCTCACAGCTCTTCTAATAGCTCGGTTAGGTATCACATGGGGTATTGTATCAGTTGGTGGTTTGATGTCAGGAGTAGGTTACTTTGGATATAGTGTCATACAAAATAACATACTCATAGATGTTACTTGGGCTTTAATAAGTATGACACTTATTGCAACTTTACAATTCTATTTAAACTTTAGAACGCAGTACAAACTTAGACAGCTTATCAAGAAACAATTTGAACATTACCTTGACCCAAGACAAGTCAAACAACTCCAAGATAATCCGGAGCTTCTGAAGTTAGGCGGAGATAGAAGACGTTGTACGTTTTTATTTACAGACGTTAGAGGCTTTACAAGTTTATCAGAAAGATTAGAACCCGAAGAGGTTACAGAGATAATGAATAAGGCACTAACTATTCAAGCTAATGCAGTTAAAGAGTATGGCGGAATGGTAGATAAATATATTGGAGATGCAATGATGGCTATCTTCAATGCACCTATTGACCTTGAAGAGCATGAGAATAAAGCGATACTAACAGCCCAGAAAATAAAGGAAGATATGGCAGAAGCCGACTTAGGAATAGAGATAGGTATAGGGATAAATACAGGAGAGGCAGTTGTAGGTAATATGGGAAGTGATACACGGTTTGATTATTCTGCTATTGGTGATGCTGTTAATCTAGCGGCTAGGCTAGAGAGTTCTACTAAAGAAGTTGGAGAGGATATAGTAATTGGGTATACCACAGCTATGAACTCTGATATACCCACTCGTTATCTAGACCCTATTAAAGTTAAGGGTAAGAAAGATGAGATAATTATTTATACTATAAATTAATTAAAACTTTATTGACTGCTTTTTGTACGTACTGTGGTAGTATGTCCGTTTCATTGTTTGGATATATCTCCACAAAGTCACAGCCATCTTCGTAAGTTATTTGTATTTCAAATACAAATCCTTCATCGTCCTTATAATCTATAAAGTCTTCTAAAGCATTACGCCATTTAGTTAAGTTATAATGCCAAACACTTTCACCATATTCAGTGTTGATATAAAACTCATACATAATATTTTTATTTATTCCTATTGTCATACTAAGAGACCCCAGTACATAGAGTTTTTAAAAGTACTATTAAATAGTTTTTCATGTAGTAAAGAAAGTTTATCGTAATATTCAAAGTCTTTGTCAACGAAACATCCATCATGTTCTTCTACTTTTCTATAGTATTCTTGTACTAATAATTCCATTATTAATATTTTTTCTTTTTTATTCATGTTAGCCCTCCAGCTTTTAATTAAAAAACCATTATAACATAACTAAAACTATATGTCAACCCCCTACTTTAAAACGTTAAGTTCTCTTTGAAAGTAATCGTGTAAGTTTTCTAACTTAGCCTTTCCATTTCTAATAATAGTTTTCATCAATGGTCTATCATCAATAGGGAATACTTCATCTACCATATCTTCAGGTAGCATACTAAACTCTGTTACTATTTTATTATCTCTTGTTAAAAGTATTTTGAAGCTTACTAAGTTAGCTTCGGATTTATTAATCATTAGGTTCCTCTAGGTTTGTAAATTTAATATTGTCCTGTCTACCTCGAAGCCCTGCTTTCATATAGGTAGTAGCCCTACCTTCAAAAAAGTTCTGGTGTTCTACTCCGGTTACTTCATCAATCCAACCAAGAGGATTCTCTCTTTGGTCAAAGTTAGTTTTTAATCCTAACTGAAGCAACCTTCTATCTGCTATGTATCTATTGTAAGCATACATATCTTTCTTAGTTAGTCCTTGTATATCTCCCATATCAAAAACTAAATCCAAAAACTTATCTTCTAACTCTACCATATGTCTGCATATGTCATAGAGTTCTTTCTTAAAATCATCCGTCCATATCTCTATGTTCTCTTGTATAAACTCTCTAAACAACTTAGTCATAGCTTCAACGTGCATAGACTCATCACGGATAGAGTAAGTAACTATCTGTCCCATGCCTTTCATTTTACCAAATCTTGGAAAGTTTAATAAGATTGCAAAGCTACTGAACAACTGTAGTCCTTCTGTAAAAGCTGAATAAACTGCTAAAGTTTTTGCAATGGTAGTCTTATCAGATTTAAGAGGTTTGAAGTTACCAACATAATCATGTTTGTTAGACATCTCTTCGTACTCTGCAAAAGCTTTGTACTCTATCTCAGGCATTCCAACTGTATCAAGTAACAAGCTGTAAGCATGTTGATGGATTGATTCCATGTTTGCAAAAGAACCCATCATCATTCTTGATTCAGGCTTTTTAAATATAGGCATATACTTATCTATATATCCGGCACCCACATCAACATCAGACTGAGTAAACAATCTGAATATCTGTGTAAGTAAATTCTTTTCAACTGGTGTAAGTTCTTGCCAGTCTTTAACATCTGTGTGTAGTGCTACAGACTCTGGCATCCAATGCATTTGATTCTGTAGTACATAGTAATCAAACATCCATGGATATTCAAATGGTTTGTAGTAATCTCTAGTTGTTAGTAAGCTCATCTTATTATTCCTTTGGTAAATAGACTATAACTTCGGAGTTACATTTAGGGCAATGTAAGTTTGTCTCCATTATATACTCTTCGTTTTCATCTTCTATGTCGTGGTCTCCGCCCCATATTAATTGTGTTCCACAGTGCCAACAATCCACGACTATCCCTCACATGCGATACATTCTGTATCTTCTAAATTTATTCTTTGTACTTTAGTATTAACATTCTCTACAGTTCTGGCTGCATTAGAACGGAAGTAATAAAGTGATTTAAGTTTGTTCATACCGTACCAGTGTACATCATTAACATATTGCATGTACTCATCGTGTACTTCTTGAGGCTCTGTTGCCTTTGGTAAAGTGAAGAACAGATTAACAGACTGAGCTTGACATATAAACTCTTGTCTTTGGTGAGCATGTTCGACAATCCAAATCTGATTTAGTTCATTCGCAGTTTTAAATATTTCTTTTTCTTTATCAGTTAGTATATCTAAGTGTTGAACTGAACCATCGTTACCGGATATGTCTTTCCATATCTCTTCTAACTCTTTACCCTTGAGTCCTTTAGACTTGAAAACTTTTTCGAGATACTTGTTTTTAACTTGGTAAGACCCTGACAAAGTTTTGTGAGTGTAACAGTTAGCACGGAAAGGCTCAATAGAAGGGGAAGTACCACTACATATAATGCCAGAACTAGCATTAGGGGCAATAGCCAAAAGGTTAGCGTTTCTTTTACCCGAACCATGAATGTCTGGAGCCTCTCCTCTTCTAACAGCCAGTTCTTTAGTAGCTTCATTTGCTTTACCATTAATGTAAACAAATGCTTTATAGTTGAAACCACTAGCGTATATCCCCTCGAAAGGAATGTCACGAGATTGAAGATAAGCATGGAAGCCCATAGCACCGAGACCGAGACTCCTTTCTCGATACGCTGAGTAGGCACTCTTGGTAAAGCCTTCTTTACCTTCTTTGACATATTTTTGAAAGCGTTTAAAATTTGCACTGTATTCTCCTAACTGTGTTGTGTCTATTGCATTGTCAATGTAGTGCTGTAAAACATTGTCAAGCATGGTTATTAAATCTTCAATGAATAAGTCATCTTTTGACCAAGCATCAAAGTGTTCTAAGTTTACAGAAGATAAACAACATACTGCTGTTCTCTCTTCATCTGTTGGTAAAGTAATCTCTGAGCATAGGTTACTTTGTCTAATTCTAAGACCTAAGTCTTTTTGTTTTTGAGGTAAAGCATCGTTACAAGTATCAATGTTCACCATATAAGGCTCACCTGTTTCTGCTCTAGCATTTATTATCTGCCACCATAAATCTCTAGCGTTAATAGTCTTAACTGCTTCGTTAGTCTTAGGGTCTATCAATCTCCAGTCTTCATCTTTTTGCACAGCTTCAAGGAAAGCATTTGTAATGTTTACACCGTTATGAAGATTAAGATTCTTTCTGTTTATATCTCCACCAGATTCTTTTCTCATGTTAATAAACTCTTCAATCTCCGGATGACTTATATCCATATAAGCCGCATAGCTACCACGTCTTGTAGTGCCTTGATTGAAAGCTAGCATCTGAGAATCAACTACATGCATGAAAGGAATTGAGCCAGTAGAACGAGAGCCATGAGTAGTAGATATACCATTACTTCTAATATCTCCCCAATATCCACCAATGCCTCCACCTGAACTTGCCAACCAAATATTCTCGTCATAATGATTAGATAAGCCACTCCTACTATCAGGAACATAATTAAGAAAACAACTGATAGGAAGCCCACGAGTTGTTCCCCCGTTACTAAGTATAGGAGTGCTGAACATGAACCAACGAGAGGAACTGTAGTTATAAAGTCTTTGAGCCAATTCAAAATCTGTCTCACCTTTGTAGGTTGCTCCGAAGACTGAGGCTCTTGCGAATGCTTCTTGGGCATGTGTTTCTCCTTCCCAAAAATATCTATCTTTGAGTGTATCTAAACTAAACTTATCAAATGTTTTTTCTTTATCGTAATCTATTGTAATACCTAGGTAAGGTTTCTTTCCTATCTTATCTTCAATCATTATCTTTTTCCTGTAAATATAAAGCTATTATAGCATAGTGAATTATCTTACGTAAGTCATCTGGATTATTACCGTGCTTCTTTCCGTATCTCATTGCATACTTCATAATGTTTCCAACACAGAAGCCTTCTCCATGTCCTGTATCTAATATAATATCAGTAGCTTGGTACTTACCATTTGCATAGTGTTGAGTATATGTATTACCTATGTAAGCTTTTATTTCATTTAATATTTTATCTTCTCTAAATTTATATTCCACTTTTCCATTCCTCCGGTAGTGTCTCTTCACTATACCATGTGAAGTCGTTTGTCTCAGCCCACTCAGCATGGGTTCTTTTTGTTTTATCTTTTCTTACTTTAGCACCCGGCATTGGAGAGAAAGGTTTCTGAAATAAAAACACTAACTCATAACTCTTAGGTAAAGCTTCTCTTATATGTATGTACTTACTATACTCTGCATAGTCCCAGAATCTACCTTTAGCTTCTAGTAAAATTGTTTTACCGTCTATAACCTTTACAAAGTCAGGCTCGTACTTATGCTTAACAACATAACTAATGTTATCCCAGTGATGTTTCCATTCCTGTAACAAAGTCTCATGTAGTGTCGCTTCCCATAAACTATCATAGCCTTTAGGAACATTTACTTTTTTAGGTCTTGGCTTTCTTGGTACTCTTCTAGGCATTAAGTTGTTCCAAAGTAATATTTGGATTCTTCTTAACTTTTTTATAGAACCATCTTAAACTATAAGCACTTAACATAAATCTATTATTTGCAAAGATATGAGTTTGTTGAGGTAAGAACTCATCTAAGTTTTTCTTAGTTATCTTAGTAGCATCTTCTCCTTCTGGAACCATAGTCCTTATCCAATTGATAAGTAACTCTTCTCCTTTGCGTCTTAATCTTTTAGCTTTTCTTCCGTTCATATCTGTGTTACCTCTATAACATTAGGAACTTTAGGTACTTGAGTTAGGTATCTATATCCTGTTGAATATTTAAATACTCTTAAACCTTTACCATCGTTAGCATCTTTATGACACTCATGTTTAAACCTACACCAAGTACAACCTTTTGCAAGTTTCATGTTACCGGACTTACCATCTGGAACATCATCATAACATTTATCAGGTGGGGTAGTTAGCTTAACAGCCTTTTTAATATTAGTTATTTTCTTTTTAATATTAGGCTTATCAAAGTTATCAGGTTTAAACATAGCTAACTCACCAGACTCTTTGTTCAGTGCAAGGAATCCACCATGAGTAGTTCCTTC